GGATGAGAAACATGTTGAGCTGCCTGCAGGCCCCACTCAATACCCGATTCACGTGTTGCGTGGTATCAGCAGGATGGGCTGCGGGGCGTTGCCGACGATTCGTGCAACGTCCGAACCCTGCAAGCACAAGCCAGCCGACGCACCTGCGCCTCCAAGCACGCCAAAGTTAGTGGCGCGTTTAGAAGCGTTGTGCACACCCGACGCGAAAGCGCCTCCCAAGAGTGGTGCGAGTACTGAGAAAGTCGAGAAGAAAGCAGACCCGCCGCAATTGCCTTTTGCTGGCGCCGCTCCCCTGCCTGAGGGACTTGTCGTAACAGTCCCCATCGACAAGAATTATCAGCCCGTGCCAAAGCGTCCTTTTAATCTCTGGGACCCTGATACGTGGAATGGACCTGACGCACCTTGCCTGTTGCGCGGTGTGTTGAATGGGCTTTATCGTCCAGGTTTCCGTTCGCGCGTGTTAGGTGCCCAACTCGACGTACCTGATGAGAAGTACGCAAACCAAGAGGCTGTGCCGACGGTTCGACCGAATGCGTTCGTGAGACGGATGCACGTTGAGCAACGAGCGGCTGGCTGGTTCTTCGAGGATTGGTTGGGGATGAAACCTATCACTCATGCCGATGTGTTCGTGTCAGGATCCGCCGTAGCCGTTGCTGAAGCGGTGGTGAAAGATAGCGACCACAAAGCCGACGATGTGTTGTGCCAGTTGCGTTTTTCTAAGAACGTGATCTTGCCTGGTGGGCGTCTTTGTGATGCTAAGACCGGCGAGGTTGTGGACTGTATTAATTGCGACCGGGACTCCGTCGACTTTGTTCTCGACCGGCGTGCGGCCATGTCAACTCTGCAGGGAAACGCGGGACGCCCCGACGGGGGCGTTACCAGCAGTATGGTTACAGAACCACAGAGCACGCCATGGCTGATTTCCCTCCTCAGCAGATTCACTCAATCCGTATTCGCGACTCGAACGTTTGTGATCGTCGTTTCGTGTATTACGACCTGGGTTGTGCTGTTCTGCATGTTGCCCTTCCTGCCCCCGACACTCGCGACGCTGATTCACAGCGCGCTGGTCTAAAGGCTCGACTGTGTAGGCGAACCGACGCTGTTCCACGAGAGGTGAAAGCGTTTGTTGCATTCGCCCAGTCGCAGATTGACCTCATTCCGACTCTCGATAAGGTGTTGTCGTTTGATGAGTGGGTTCAGGATTCCCATTATACTATGGCCGCGGTGCGCAAGCTGAGACTAGCGTTGGACAAGCTAGCTGGTTTACCACCACGTCGGCCCGGTGCTAAAGATTCTTTTACTAAAACTGAGCGATATGCAGGGTATAAGTATCACCGCTGCATCAACGCGTGCACTATGGAAGAGAAGGCATTCCTCGGCCCTTTGATGAAGAGTGTCGAACACGCGGTATATCGATTCTACGCGAGGTATCTACTCAAGGGTGTACCTACCCATCTCCGAGCCCGAGCTCTTAATCAGCGATTTCACGCTGGTAAGTTGCTAGGCCTGGACTTCTCTGCGTTTGAGTCTGGCGTTTTACGAGAATACGCCCTCGGTATTGAGTACTATTTAGTCAAACACCTAGCTGGCTGTCTCGCCCCAAACGAGGTGGCTTATTTTCAACGATCGTGTGCTGCTGTACGTCATCTTGACTATGGCAGTTGGACTGCTGATGTTCACCACGGTCGATGCTCTGGTGATTTGAATACCAGCTTCGGAAACGCTCTCATCAATTTGCTCATGGTTCGGTATACCTGTAGGAAGTACGGGTATGACCCTGACGGAGTGGTTGAAGGGGACGACGGCCTGTTTGTGCTCGACGGGCCGGCACCGGTTGCTGATGACTTCGCACAGTTGGGGTTTTGTGCCAAGATTGAGTTGTTTGACACCGTCAGTGAAGCGGGGTTTTGTAAGATTAAGTTCGGTGACGATTTGGTTCAGATCACTGATCCGATTGAGCGTCTGGTTAAGTTTGGGTGGACAACATCCAGCTCTAGATCGCCTCGGGTTCGGTGGTCGCTATTGTTCACTAAAGCCCTGTCCTTGAAGGCCGAGTTCCCAGATTGTCCGATACTCGGGCCTTTCGCTGATTGGGTGATACAGTGTTGTCGCTCTTCAGGTGTTAAGCTCTCCAGGATGTTTGATGAAGATCGTGGATGGAATGCCCGCAAACTCGAAAATGGAGCTAAGTTTGCCCCGTCGGTCGTGCGCGACTCGACTCGAGCTGCTATGGCAGCCATATACGATATCACCCGAGAAGCCCAGTCGACGTTGGAGTGCTCTTTTCAAGGGCCGTTGCGGTATTTGGATCTTTCTAGCCTGACAGCGCGTTGCCCGGCTGATTGGTTCGACTGCTGGAACACCTACGTCGTCTGGCGAGCATAAATTTAATGCCTAAAGGTCAGAAGAAAGTCGCGCGTCGTAAGGCGCCGCGGCGTGTAGTCGGGCGCGGGGCATATTACCCTGGTGGGATGACACTGCGAGGACGCGGTGGGTTCTTCCAGGATCTCGGGAATGGTTTGAAGAAGATCGCCGGCCCGCTCATCGGAGCGGTCGGAGGAGTGGCGAATACGGTCTTCCCCGGTGCAGGTATGGTAGCAAATGGCATTCGGCAGCTTATCGGCGCGGGAGCTTACTCGCCCGTTCGCAGCAATGCTATTCTGGCACAACCTGTTCCACGGGTTAATTCGTCTCAAGATGTCGGAGTAACCTATTCACATTGTGAATTCCTGGGTGACGTGACTGGCTCGCCAGACTGGGAGCTAACTCAGTTTCATGTTAATCCGGGTCTCCCCGAAGTCTTCCCCTGGCTCTCTGGAGTTGCTTCCAACTTCCAGAAGTACAAAATTTCAGGGTTGGTGTTCTACATCCGGTCCACTTCGTCAGTCGCTATCGCGAATAATGACAATCTTGGACTGGGCACTGTTCTGGGTGGTTTCCAGACCAATGTCTACGACAAGGCGCCGGCATCCAAGCTGGAGTTTTTGTCGTTGAGTGGAGCACGGTCGGGTAAGCCGAGTGAGGATCACATTTACCCTATGGAGTGCGACCGTTCCAAGAATGTGTTTAGTACTCTGTTGGTCCGCACTGTTGGAGTGCAGGACGACTTAGCTAAGTATGACCATGCTGTGTTCAACTTGGCTACTGTCGGATTCCCTGGGTCTTATTATCTCGGCGAATTGTGGGTTTCGTATCAGCTCACATTGATGGCGCCCAAAGTTGAGGCTGCCACGCCCACCATTACGACGCGTCCTACGATTACCCCGTCTGGCGAAGTACGCTTCGGTGCACCCGTTCGTACCGTGCATGTCGGGGATTCGGATGTGTTAGCGTTTTGTTTCAACGCACCATTGAGTGACGCGACGATCATTCAGAACACGGCCGGTTGGACCGGAGGCACAGACACTGCTAGTAATCCTGTGTTTGTGATTCCAGCTGGTACCGTGGGATATTTCCTTGTCAAGGCTCATTGCGTGAGTGGAGCGCTTACAACGAACACTATTCCTACTTGGGTGTTCGATGCGCGAGATAACTCTGGCTCGGTAAAGCTCGACAATACCGCCATTTGGCCGCTCGAGGTTAATTTGGTGTCTGGGTCGTCGCCGTACAGCCAAAACGCCATGCTGACGAGAGTGATTAAAATCGAGGCGCTGCCTGATCGACCGATGAAGTTGTTGATTGCTGAACAGCCCAACACTGCAACGGCCTCCACTGGCGCGTCAGTTTCTATCGATATCATTCGTTTGCCTGACAAGATGTTTGCCTCCACTGATTCGGCTACTACTGTCAGTCTTGCTCAAAAGGTCCAGCGGATTGCTGCTAAGCGCACCACTGTGGCCCGGTCAAGTGCGGCTGACTTTAAAGTGGCTGAGGACGTGGATTTTCAGATGTCGGCGAGGCAGCCCGAGGGTTTGGAGACCACGGCAACAGCCCCGCCGGAGCTGATGAGGCAGAGGGTTGGAGCGATTCAGAGTCCTGGACCTCTACCGTTACGCCTCCAGCGTTAACCGCAGCACTGTCTGCTTAAACCGGTACGTAGCCCAACGATAGGGCCGCTAGCATCGTATGCTCGCTGACAAGCGTAAACAGTCGGGGTGATTCCCCTTAATCATCCGCCCGGGGGAGCGTTATAAAACCTCTACTGCATAGTTCGTGAGGGCTATGTGGGTACCTGATCACGAG